TAACAGGTGCCGCTAGAGCCATGCATCAAATGGTTAATAAAGATGGTATTAAATACTCCGTTATAGGAACCAATAGAATTTTATATGCATACACAGGTGAAGCCTATTATGACATTCACCCCATTAAAACTGATTTCGGAGCTTTAACTGACAAGTTATCTTGTAGTAGTGGCTCTGCTGTTCTTACAATTACTTTATCTTCCACATCTGGAATGACAGCAGGAGATATTCTATTGCTTGAAAGTGTTACCGTTCCAACAGGTTCAGGTTATTCAGCTTCTGATTTTGATGATAAAACTTTTATGATAACTGAAGTAGTAGACACTACCTCAGTTACTATTACTATGGGGTCTAATGCAAGTGCAACGGCTGCCGATGGAGATCTTTCTGTTAAATTTTACTATCCAGTAGGACCGGCTGAACAAGTTGGTGTTTTCGGGTGGGGTATATCTCAATATTCAGGAACAGTAACCTCTCCTCAAACCACAACTTTAAATGGAGCTATCACCGATGCTAATGCAACGACTGGTATTACATTAACCAGTGCAACAGGTTTTCCTACCAGTGGGACTAGTGAAATAAGAATAGACACAGAGGATCTTAGTTATACTGGAATTAGTGGTTCAAATGTATTAACTGGAGTTGTTCGAGAAATTAATGGAACAACAAAAGCTACCCATGCTAATGGAGCAACGGTTACTAATATTACTGATTATAGTGCATGGAACGAAGCCTCTTCTACAACTGATAAAGTTGCAGAGCCCGGTCTATGGTCCTTGGATAATTTAGGAAGTACTCTTATAGCTTTAATTTTTAATGGTGCTGTATTTGAATGGGATTCAGATTTAGCTAATGCAACAGCAACCAGAGCTACTGTTATTAGTGGGGCACCAACCGCGTCTAGAGATATGTTAGTCTCTACTCCTGATCGTCACTTAGTTTTATTTGGAACAGAAACAACGATTGGAGACACCACAACTCAAGATGACATGTTTATAAGATTCTCTTCTCAAGAGGATATTAATACTTGGGCACCTACTGCAATCAATAGCGCGGGCACACAAAGACTGGCTGCCGGCTCACGGATCATGGGAGGTAAACTAGGTAGAAATGCACTTTACGTATGGAC